ATATAGGCGTAATAAATCACTGGCAAAACGAAGCTGAAGGATTAAAAGGAGATCAAGACGCTTTAAACGAGTTTTACAGACAATTTCCAAGAACTGAAGAACATGCGTTTAGAGATGAAACAAAAAACAGTATATTTAATTTAGTAAAAATATACGAGCAAATAGACTACAATGAAGAAATGTCTAGAACACTAGGCATTACTATTGGTAATTTTCAATGGGTAAACGGTGTTAAAGATTCACAGGTAATATTTTATCCAGATCCAAAAGGTAGATTTAAAGTTAGTTGGGTACCACCTCAGCAATTACAAAATAGAGTGGTTTTGAAAAATGGTATTAAATATCCTGGTAATGAACACATGGGGGCGTTTGGTTGCGACTCTTATGATATATCAGGAACCGTATTAATGGCATTAGTATTTTATGGTATGCCAATACTTGCAGAGAATAATAAACCACGTCTTTTATATTATTTAAGACGTAGAGGTTACAGAGGTTTTAGTATGAATCGACCTGATAAAGTATGGAATAAATTATCTGTAGCAGAAAAAGAAATAGGTGGTATACCAAACTCAAGTGAAGACATAAAACAAGCTCATGCAGCTGCAATTGAGATGTATATACAAGATCATGTAGGTATGAAGCAAGACGGTGGTTTTGGTGATTTGTATTTTAACGAATTGCTAAATGATTGGGCTAAGTTTGATATAAACAAAAGAACAAAGTTTGATGCAACTATAAGTAGTGGCTTAGCTATAATGGCTAACAATAGACACTTATATAGACCAAATGCAAAAATTTCAAAACCAAAATTAAACATAAATATTTCTAGGTATAACAATACAGGAAATAATTCACAAATAATAAAATAAATATGGCATATTCTGGCACTAAAAGTTATTTTCCAAGTCAAACAGTAAGCGATGCTGAAAAGCTTAGCTATGACTATGGTTTGAAAGTAGCTAAAGCTATAGAAACAGAGTGGTTTAATGAAGACAAAAGCGTTAATAAATACAGAACTAATGTAAAT